TGAGGGGGTGGTGAGCGTACGCTCGTGAGGGTTCAAGTCCCTCCAACCGCACCAAGTTGATTAAATAAGGGCTTACAGGTGATTCTGTAAGCTCTTATTTTTGTTTGACATCATAAAGTCTTGTGGGGTTTGACATCATTTTGACATCAGAATATTTTAGAGATACGTTCCACGATGTCATCTTCCATTTTAGGTGTCACATGTGAGTAGGTATCCATCGTTTCTTGAAATGACGCGTGCCCTAGACGTTCCTGTATGGCTTTCATATTTGCTCCATTTTCGATGAGTAGAGTTGCATGGGTATGTCTTGTACCATGCATAGTAAAAGAGGGGTTACCAATTAAATTGGCATACTTCTTACATAACTTACTGACTTCATCAGGGCATCGAGGACCGCCTTTTATACCAGGAAATACAAGGTTATTATTAATCCAGTTCATTGTTTTAATTCTACGCTTGTCTATGACCGTTTTATGCTTCATGAGCTCCTGGAGTGTTTCCGTATCAATGGCAATTATACGTTTAGAAGATGTGGTCTTAGTTGTATTGGATATAACTGCCGTAGATCCAATTTTGAGGGCAGTTTGTGAAATAGATATAGTTGATTTCTTAAAATCAATATCCGACCATCTTAAGCCTAATAATTCAGACCGCCGCATACCTGTTGCAAATGCTAATTTAAAGAGTGCATGATGTTCTGTGTTCGATATATTCGATAAAAAGTCTTTAACCTCATCTGCAGATAACGTCACCATATTTCGAACCTTAACCTGCTTTGGTCGGTCTATGTTTTTCATATAGTTTTTAGGGATGATGTCATCTTTTACCGCCTGCTCTAATATGGATCCTAGAATTGTCATGGCGTAGGATATAGTCCTTGATGATAATCCATCCATTGATTCAAAGACATACCGTAATGTATTAGGTTTAATTTCGGCTAACTTCACGCCACCGATTTTATCTCTGATATAGCGATTAATAATGCCTGTATAGCTTTGATATGTGGCAGGGGTTATAGTCTTTTCCTTTAGATTCAGCCATATATTAATCCAGGTGTTTAATGAAATAGTATCGTCGAAATTAGCACATGCTTGATTTGTATTTACGTATTTCTCCATGGATTCTATGGCAGCTTTTTTGGTAGTACCATAAAAGTATTTACGCTTACCATTTATCATTTTGGATACTTGGTAGCGTCCATCGGTTCGTTTTTTAGCCATAAAAATAACCTCCTTGGCATAGTTAATAAGCCTTAGAGGTTTTATGGTATAATGTTATTGGAGTAAAAATGAAGTACCTCTAAGGTATGTAGTTTTTAATGGCCCTCACTGCGGTGAGGGCTTATTTTTTATATTCAAAATTATAATCATACTTTATTAATAAAGTATCGATTACCTTGTTTTACTTGTTGTAACTTACCTTCCTTGACTAAGGAATTACATAAACGTTTACCATATGATGTGTTATCAGGAAATAGTGATTTGATTAAACTAGCTTGTGCTATTGGCTCGCGAGAAATTGCTGATAGTATAGATTTTTTATCAATACGTTCTTGTTTAATTCTATTTTTCTCTTCTAGAACTGCTTTTTGTTCTTCATTATAATCATAGGCATTATCAGGGTAGTCATTTAATAAGAATGATTGAATTTGGTCTCGAGCATCATCAAAGTCACTGCTATGCATAGAATTATATTCATCAACACCACAGGCACCTTTTGAATAGAGAAATTCTTTAAATTGAACAAGATGATTTTGTATTTGAGATACTATAGTAACAATTTTATTAATAGCGTGTTGATCGGATAGCTTATCTATTAATTCATCAGATTTATCAATATAGTTTGATTCTTTATTATCATAACTAGTTGAGCTGAAGTAATCAGCATTACCATTAAAATTTGGAATTGGTAACTCAGGTTCATCAATGATGGATAGAATATTAGATATATCAGTTGCAGATAATCTAAATTTATCTAGCTCTATTTCATGTAAACGATTAAGTTCAGAAAGTTCTTCAGCTGCTTTTGCATCTTGAATAGCTTTTTCTTCTATTTCAGTATCTGTATGAATATGTGCAGAAATAATTCCATTTTCAATAGCTAATCTACACATATGTTTACATGGATAATCGAAATTTGTATTTTGACGATTTTGAAAGTCAGCACAGGTACAACTAGATAGTGTCACTATATATGGTTGAGGTTGAGTGCCAGAAATATAACAAAAGTCGTCGTTCATTTTAATCGATTGAGAAGAAATCCATGTAGCACGTTCGATTCTATGTTGAAAAGAATTATTATTAGAAGCTAACCAATGATTCCAATACTCATCGATAGATAGTTCGTGACTATGGGTAGAAATAGGTGCATGATTAAAATTAGAATTTACTTCGAAAGATAATTCGAGAGTATCTGTGGTATTAACAGATTGCTTTGTAAAACAACTAAATAAACGTTTTAAAAACTTTAACATAATAACATCTCCCCAGTTATATAGTTAAATAATGTGATGATAAAAGTCGATTCCGTTAAGGTCACCATCTTCAATTTGGGACATCCTAACCATACGCTCAACTAAATTAACGTGATGATCAACATAAAAGTCATCACGAATGATATGAATTAGCTCGTGCTTTATTTCCTCCCTCATGCGGTCATGAGGGAGATTTTTATTGATGTAGATATTATGAGTATCTACGTCCTCTGATTCTTCAGAAACTGCTTTTGCATTTGGTAAATCACAATAAATAAGGTTAATAACCAATACTACCACTCTCCCTTGTGTGTATTACTTATGTTTAGATTTTAAGAACTCTATGTATTTAACTGTTTCTTCCATCTCCTCTTTAGTAATGTCTTTAGCTGCAGAAAAGAGCATGCGTGCGCCTGGGCGTGTACGTAGATATTCCGCAAATTCAGCAGTTTCAGGATCTACATAGTAACCTTCAGCTTTGTCAGATATAATAGATTCATTTTGTTGATGCGGTTCTTGCCAACCCATTAGATATGCCGGTGTAGTATTCAATGCTTTAGCTAAAGGTTCAAGTACATCGATTGGCATATTTTCAATATCACCATTTTCATATCTATATATAGTAGCTCTATTTTTATTTAATAATTTAGCTAATGCATCTGCAGTATAGCCTAGCTCTAATCTGCGTTGTTTAATACGTTCTCCGATTCTCATATGAAAACCTCACTTTCTATTTGATTACATAATACAATACAATTCGCAAAAATGCAACAAATATTTTTAAACAAAGCATAAAATCGCATAAAGTGCGAAATAAGTTGTTGACATGCAATTTTCAATAGGGTAATATCTAGTTAAAGAAAGTCGCATATAAGCGACAATTAATAAAAGGGGGATAGAAATGGTAAACATTAGAAAATTGAAAGCTAAGTTAGTGGAAAATGATATTTCTATTATTGAACTAGCTAATATCATTGGTGTTGATAAATCTACCGTTTACAGAAAACTCAATAAATCTGGAGAGAATTTCACAGTAAAAGATGTAGAGAAAATTTCTAAAGCGCTATCATTAACGTATGAAGATATTAATGATATTTTTTTTACCGATGTAGTCGCATAGTGTGCGACAATTATAAAAGGAGGTAACTATGAATAGGAATCGGCTTGATACAAAATTTTGCCTTACTGTTGAAGAAGCGGCAGAGCAAGCCAGTGTAGCACCTGCTGTAATTCGCCAATGGGCGGAAGATTTTGATTTTCCGTCCATGAAGATTGGTAAGCGTGGTGGTAAAAGATTAATTCATTCTAGGTTATTTGATGAGTGGCTGGCCAAACGGTGTCAGGCACGAATTGGAGAATAGAAAGGACGTGAAAATATGAAATGGGTATCCGCTATGCTATGCATTGTGGCATATGGAATCATTGAGGGTTCAGATGTGCAGGGGTACGAATTAACCTCTGCAACATGGACACTGTTGATTGCATGCATGATTGCTGCAATAGGTATCATGTTCCATGAATTAAAAAAGGACGTCCACTAACTGGCATTAGTAGAACGTCCACAGTTAAAAATTAACCAATTTGATTATATCACAGGAGATTAACAATGAATACAAATAAAAAAGTAATAGTAACAACATTAGCAATCAGTGCATTAACAGTTAACGTATTAGCTGCTGATAATAACTTCGTAGGTGGTACTGATAACACAGTAACAAATAACGCAAAAAGCGTTGGTGTTGTAGGCTATCAAAATACAGTAGGCGGTAACAACGCAGTAGCGTTTGGTGAAAATAATATCGCAGCTGGCACGAATTCTTTTGCAGGCGGTAATGATAGTAAAGCGTTAGGACGTGATAGCTTCGCATACGGAGCACATGCGGAAGCTACTGTTGAATATACAGTAGCCATCGGCAGTCAAGCTCGTACTGCTGCATATAACACTATTGCTATTGGTAATGGTGCATACGCAAACGGAGAGTCAACAGTAGTATTAGGTCGAACTAATACAGTTAACGCAGAAAACGCTACAGTTATTGGTTCAAATAATGGAACAGTCGCAAGTGGTCACGGTGTAGTTGTTGGTTATAACAACAAGGCTCAAGGCTCTAATAAAGAAATGTTGGCTTTTGGTTCTAACAATACTGTTAAAAATCAAGGAGCTACGGTTTTAGGCTCTCATGGTCAAGCGGTGGCAGTAGATAGTTTGGCACTCGGTAATAATACCGTAGCTGATGTGCAAAACTCTGTAGCGTTGGGAGCTAACTCAACCACAGAAGAGGCCGTATCTACCAATTATATTTACATCAATGGCGAAAAATACGATTTTGCTGGTGGTGTAGCAAACAGCACGATATCGATTGGCACTAATAATAAAGCTGGTAATGGTGGTGTTCAAAACTATAAGCGAACACTAACCAACGTGGCAGCAGGTAGAGTAGACGGCACATCTACTGACGCTATTAACGGCTCCCAACTAAATGCGGTGATTAATGCTCTTAAATTTACAACCGTTGCGGAAGGAACTAACACAACTGTTACACAATCAACAAATATTGATGGCGGTAAAGAGTTCGCTGTTCATGTGAATAAAGACCTAGCTAACATGAATTCTATTCAACTTGGCACGGTTAACGATCCACAACGTAACTATATTGGTAAAAACGGTAGTCATGTATTTGACGGTGAAGTGAACTCTAATTACGGCGCTAATGGGTTCAAAGTAGAAAACACAGACAATTTAGACAATGCTCAATTTAACATGGATGGTATGACTGCTGATAGCAACGGCAAGCATATTGAGTTCACAACTCAATATATCACTGCAGGTGGCCAACAACTACACGATGTTGCGGATGGAGTTGCAGATACTGATGCAGTTAACATGCGACAACTAAAAGCACAAAGTCAAGAAAGTTTAAATGAAATTAATACAACAAATCAACGTTTGAACAAACTAGGAGCCAGCTCTGCAGCTTTGGCAGGCTTACATCCATTAGATTTTAATAAGGATGACAAAGCGTCCTATTCTGTTAGCTACGGACATTATAGAAGCAGTAATGCAGTGGCACTAGGTGCTTTCTACCGTCCTAATGAAAAAATAATGTTTGGTTTAGGTATGAGTTTAGGTGCGGAAAAGCAATTCACTGCAAACATCGCTTTTAAAGTTGGTAAAGGTTCTGACTATGTAGCGGAAGCAAAGGGTGAAAACGCTCGTATCAGTCAGCTTGAAAAACTTGTTGAAGCGTTAACTAAAGAAGTATCTGAATTGAAAGGTAAACAATGGACACTGTCAACTTAGAATATCGAGGTAAAAAAATCGATCTCAAACATATAAAAGAATGTCATAAAGCATTCGATATGTTCCTTACGCCGTGGGGTCGTATGAACTTATCCTATTTAACTAATCGTATTAAGTATTTAAAAGAACAAACGCAAGTATCTCCAATCGTTGAGGTTAGACCTTGCTTATATGAAATTATCGAAATAATGGAAGTAATTAAAGCCTATTTAGAAAAGGAGTAACATCATGAACCAATTTTCAATCGAATTCAAAAGTCCTAAAGATCTTGCAAAGAAAATCGCAGAATACAATGAATTAATGAACGGAAAGCCTGAACCAACAATTATTGAACATAAAGAACCGGTTAAAGTGGTTGAGGTGGTAGCTGCCACTAAAGCTGAAGTCAAACCTGAACCAGCTGAAGCTGTTGTAGAAAAAGCAGTTGAAGTAGAAGAACCTAAAAAACCAACTCCTGGTGCTAGGGTTGAAAAAGAAAACCTTGAAAACGTATCTATCGAGCCTGACGATGTACCAGTTACTGATTTTGACGGCAATGAAATTAATCAACCTACTGAAGAATTGTCTATTGATGAAGTTGAAGTGTTTGACCCTAAAGAGTTTTGGAATGAGTTCAAAACGTGGATGGGGAGCGATAAAAAGCGAGCTATGGCAGCCCTCAAAATTTTCCAAAATAACGGCGTAGATAAACCTACATCCACAGCGTTAACTGATGTAATTGTTAATGAATTAAAAGAGTTAATGAATTAAGAGATAGGAGTACCACAATGGCATACGTTAATGATTTTAAAAGAGTAGTTGATAATGTAGCACCTCAAATCGAGGTGCTACGCAAAGCAATGGAACTCGATCCTGAAAACACAATTGAATATCAAAGAGCCATCGACTTTTGTGAAACTAATCAATCTGTATCACAGACAATACTCAATGCTATCAAACTTGTAGAAAAAGACAGTAAAAAGACAGAAGACGGACAGAAGAAAGATAGCGAGACAGTAGAAAAACAAAAATCTACTAAGGCTAAGAAAGCGTCTAAACCTGTTCCAACTTTTGAAGAACTTACAATAGAGGAAAATACGTCCGATGATGTATTCGATATGTTTGGTGATTAATAGGCGGTGATATAGTATGGAGTATTTAAACTATATAAACATTCCTAAAATGTTTGACTCTATCGTTTTAGAAACGCAATGGAGTTGCGACTATACAACTATATATCACTTTGACTGCGGTCATACGTTTGGCGGTAAATGGGATAGAAAATATAACTATTTTAATGGCTACACAACGGCAGCAAAATATTATACATGCCCTAAATGTGGTGTTCATTCATCGCCTGATGTGCATAAGGTTTTCTCCTCTCATAGTGAGGAGAAAATTTACCCAATTTCGATGTTTATTGAGGTGATTAATTATAAGAATTTCCTTGATTTAAGAATTAAGTATCGTGGTATCCAGTTATTTATGAATGGTACTAAAAGCGAAGAAAAGACATATTGTGAAACTATGCGATATGACTTTAAAAAGAAATGTGCAATATTCATCGACCGTGATAGAAATCGACATGAAATATCTATTGCGTATCTACGAGGTGATGGATACGAAGAATACGGTATTATGCCAGTGTTAACTTATCTAGGTAGTTCATATGCTGTTCATAGCATTAATAAAAAGCGTTTAAATGAAGTATTTAAAACGTTAAGAACTGCATTTGAAAAAAGGTTAGAAGAAACATACGGCTTTAAATCAAAAGGAGTATATATTCCTCCAGGTGTTAACGAAGAGGGCGGTTATTTCTCAACGATGCTTATTAATATGGCCTTTAAAATAGCAGCACCTGACATGCCACCACTTCCGAAGATAATAGAAAGCACTAACCGTTGGAGCGATAACTATTGTCTTAAACATCATATTCCATTTAGTGATTGTGTATTTGAGGACACAAAGAAAGGTATGAACTTTGTTCAATCTTTAATGAAACAATATCACTCCCCAAATTCAAGATCATTAAGAAAAGCCATGAGTACAGACATTATGGCAGTTAATATGACGAACGTATTAAATCTATTTAAAGATGAGAACATTCGCAGAACTATATTAACGCTTGATAGGACTGATAGCGTTAAATTAATGAACTCACCACATTATAGAAGCCCTTATACAGGAAAGGTATTAACCGCTAAAAGCATTAGAGATGCAATGGCTGTTACTACTCAACTGGTTAAGGATATGTGGTCTAAATTAATTGAGCGACATGGTGAAACTGGTGTTCTTAACTACTTATTAAGTGCTGATTATTCTGAAGTTAAAGATATGCCGAACATGTATCTAGATTTAAAGCCTAAATATAGGGAGCTGGTGTGGAGTCAACCGTGCAAGTTAAAGAAATTCCATGATTTGTTAGTGAATATCTACAATAAGCAAGAATATGGTGATGTAAATCTACCTATTATTGAAAAACTTAACGCAGATATTGACGGTATGCACTTTATGATACCTAAGACAGCGGCCGACCTATTAAACGTTGGTAAATCATTAAATAATTGTGTTGGTTCATATAAGGATAGTGTGATGAAAGGATCCGTAGCTATTGTGGTAGTAACCGACGATGCTATGAAACCGATTGCATGTCTTGAGCTTAATAAGAACGGTAAAAACAAATTCGCTAAACTCGTACAAGCAAAACTATTTGCTAATAAGCGAGTAGCAGAAAATGAACAAATTAATACAGCTGTTATGAAATGGGCTAATCAGTTAAAGATACAGCCACATACAGTAGATATAGAAGCACATGTCAGTTAAGGGGGATAAGAAATGAAACTATTAAAGCTATCGCTTACTAATTTTAAAAGCATCCGTCAATCTAGTTTTGAATTTAACGGAGAAAACAAAATCATCTTTGGTGATAATGCGACAGGGAAAACAACGGTATTTGACAGTATGTGCTGGCTGTTGTTTGGTAAAGACAGCCTAGACCGTAGCGACTTTGAAATTAAAACGCTTGTTAACGGCGAGCCGATTCATAAAGTCAATCATGAAGTTGAAGGTGAGTTCAGTAACGATGATGGAACACAATTCACGTTAAAGCGTGTATATCGTGAAAAGTATAGTAACCCTCGTGGTGGTGATACAAAACTAACAGGCCATACTACTGACTATTTCATCAACGATGTACCTGTTAAAGAAAAAGAATATAAGGCTTATATCAACAATCTAATTAGTGATGATGTATTTAAACTTATCACAAACCCTTTATATTTCAATGAGCAGTACAGTTGGCAAAATCGTCGGAAGTTATTGCTCGAAATGTGCGGTAATGTTGATGATGAAACTGTAATTCGCAATCATGGCGAACTACGAAAATTATTATCCATTCTTAACGGCCGTACTGTTGAAGAACATAAAAAAATAGTGGCTGCTAAAAAAACAGCCATCAACAAAGAACTCGACATGATACCAGTACGAATTGATGAAGCCATTCGTAATAAACCGGAGGTGCAGTCAGACAAAGATAAATTAAAAGCTGATATTGAAACGTTTAACACTGGTATTAATCAACTCGAAGAAGAAGCTGCTGTTATTAAAAACGGCCTAAAAGAAACCGAGGTTAAGTCTAAAATTCGCAGTATTAAGCGTACAATCGATGAAAGACGTAACCAGGTATTATCTGACTATGATAAAGAGAAAACTCGCTTACGTGGTGAATATGAGTTTGCATTAAAGAAATTAAAGTCTATTGAACAAGAACGAGATAGACTTGCGGATCATAACTACGAAACAGGTAGAGACATTGAACGTGAAAATAAGCGAATTGAAAAGTTAAAAGAAGAATTTAACGCTTTTAACACTCAAGAATTTGACGATGTAAACTGCCCTACATGTGGTCAGCCGTATCCTAACGAAAAAAGAGAAAACTTAAAACAAGCATTTAATATGCAAAAAGCTACTAACCTTGAGGAATGGCAAAAGTTAATTGATAATGCAGAAAACATGAAACGTTCTTATATTGAGCAAGAAGAAATAGTTGCTGTTAAAATCGACGGTTTAACTAATCAAGTTGAAGAGCAACAACAAGATTATGAACGTAAATTTAAGGCCTATGAGGAACTAGAACAGCCTGATATTAATAAAGATTCTGTATATATGGATCTACAAGCACAACTATTTTTATTAGAGTCTGAACTCGATGATACCGATACAACCAATTCCTATGAAGCTATCAATAAGGACATCGATGAGATGAAAGCTAAACGCACTCAACTCGTTGATGAACTTAATAAGCATGAGTTGATTGAAACTATCGATGAACGAGTTAAGGAATTGGAACGAAAACAGCAACAACTGGCCAATGATAAGAACGAACTTGATGAAGCCATGTTCCTTATGGACGAATTTATAAAGGCGAAAGTTGATATGTTAGAACAATCTATCAACAGCCACTTTGAATATGCTCGCTTTAAAATGTTCAACGTGTTAGTGAATGGCAATATTGAAGAATGTTGTGAAACAACTTATAAAGGCGTTCCATACCGTAGCATGAATAATGCTGCTCGTATGAACGTAGGCCTTGATATCATCAACGCTTTAACAAAGTATTTTAAAGTCGATGCACCTGTATTTATAGACAATGCTGAGGCGGTAACTACTTTTATTCATTGTCATAGTCAAGTTATTCAATTATTTGTAGACGCAACATTTCAAGAATTAACAGTTGCATAGGAGGTCTAATATGGCAAACGAAATCACAACAAAGAAAAATGAAGTATCCGCTAATTTTAATTCGGTAGCAAGTTTTGAACTATTACAACGTCAAGCAAAAATGTTCAATGAATCTAGCTTGGTACCTGATAATTTTAGAGGCCCTAATAACTTTGGTAATGCTTGTATCGCATTAGAAATGGCTGTTCGTATTAATGCTAGTCCATTAATGGTAATGCAAAATCTATATGTAGTGTACGGAAACCCTAGTTGGTCCTCTAAATTCTTAATTGCTACATTTAATCAATGCGGTAGATTTGAAGCTATTAAATATAAAGAAACTGGTAAAAAAGGAACCGATAGCCAAGGTGTTATCGCTTATACTCGAGAAAGAGGAAGCGACGAAATTATAGCAGGCCCTGAAGTAACCATCGCGATTGCTAAAGCAGAAGGTTGGTATGACAAAAAAGGTAGTAAATGGAAAACAATGCCAGACCAGATGTTACGTTATAGGGCTGCAGCTTGGTTGATCCGTACAACTGCACCTGAAATTTCTATGGGGTTACCAACAGCCGATGAAGCAATCGATGTTGAAGGTAACGTCAGCGATGTATTAGATGATGCAATTACAACTATCGAACACAACGCAAATGCAGAAATTATAGATATTGAACCTGGTACATCAGAATTTATTGATAAAGAAACTGGCGAAGTATTAAACGCAAATGAGATGTTCGGTGAATGATTAGTGTTGAATGTTTCGGTAGTAGCTCCTTAGGGAACTGCTACCGACTTAAATCAAGCGTAAACGGCGATGAAATATTGGTTGATATAGGTTTACCCTTTAAAGATATTCAAAGAGCTTGTAGGTATAATTTTGTGCATTTAAACGGTATTCTAATAACTCACCAACACGGCGACCACTCAAGGTCGGTTAGTGATTGGTTAAAATTAGGCCATAAAGTGTATATAACAAAAGATACTGCACAAGCTGTTCATGCATTGGATGCTCGAACATGGATAGAGATTAAACCTAAAACAGCTGTTAAAGTTGGTATATTTACAGTTTTACCTTTTGAATTAGAACACGATGTGCCAAACGTTGGTTTTTTAATTACCGACGGAGAAGAAAAACTGCTATACATCACCGATACCTATTATTGCCGTTACACATTTAAGGATGTGGATCATATTCTCGTAGAGTGCAATCACTCTTACGAAATATTAAAGAATAGAGTGTATGACGATGAACTATCTAAGCAACGTATGGAAAGATTGGTTAAATCACATTTTGCACTTGAAAACGTGATTAAATTTCTACAATCAATGGACTTATCGAAGTGTAAAGACATACATCTTATTCACTTATCAAACGAGAACTCCAATGAAGCAGAATTTAAAAAAGCGGTACAAGCAGCCACAGGGAAGCTGGTGATTGTACATCAAGAAAAGGGGTGATATTGTGCGAGTTAAATTTGATGTATTTATTAAGGCGTTGGAGGACAAACATTTAACACTTATGGAATTTTCGAATCAGTCGCAAACAACTCCAAAGCCTTTGGTTATGTACCTTTCAGGGAAGCCAATCGCATTTGATAAAAAGCGGTTTACCTGGTGCAAAGTACTGGGGTTAAAGCATGATGAATTGTTCTATTAGGGGGTAACAATGGCAAAGGATACCTATTATTTTAGCCACGATGTTAATGCCAGTAATGACCCTAAAATCATTGTTATGAAAGAATTGTGCGGTGTTATATCGTATGCCTGGTGGTGGATCTTAATTGAGCAATTAGCAGCACAAGAAGAATATAAACTTCCTATGGATAAAATTACCTTTACCGGACTCGGAATAGCATTTGGAATGAAGCAAAACGAAGCAATTGCTTCAAGCAACGAAGCAAAATTAAGCACCGCGAAGCAAGCTGAAGCATATGTGAATTTGCTTATTAATGAGTGTGAACTGCTTGAAACTGACGGTGAATATTTTTGGTCGCCATCACTACTTAGACGAAATTTGCTTCGTAAAAAAAAGCAAGAAGAAATATCTAAAAAACGCAGTGAGGCTGGGCGTTTAGGCGGTCTTAAGAGTGGTAAAGCTCGAAGCAAAACGAAGCAATTGCTTGAAGCAAACGAAGCAAACGAAGCAAACGAAGCTATAGGAAAGGAAAGGAAAGGATATAATTCATATTCATATTCATATGGGGACGCGCGCGAAAACGAAAATTCTGAAAATGTGTTAACCATGTTTGATGAAAACCCTAACAAACAAGATCCGTATAAAAACGTGTTCAAAATTTATATGAATGACGTTGGTGAAATTTCATCTATCACAAAAGAGAAACTAGAATACCTGGTTAATGATTTTGGTGAAGATGAAGTTATCACGGCTATTAGTAAAGCTAGTGAAGCAGGAAAAGCTAGCATTGCATACATTACAGCGATATTAAATAACAAAATAAGAGAGGAGGCTGCAAATGGAGCCAATAAACGTAGTAGCGGAACTCGAAAGGCTAAAACAAAAGCAGACGATACCGAAATCGACTGGTCCAAAGAGACCGCAGATTGGTTATGAGTGTTATCAACCTATATACGCTCCGCCTGTTGTAGTTGAAAGAAATGTTAATCTATCAGTTTATGGCATTAAAGACAAATACAAGACCATGACATTTGATAAGTTAAAGGCGTATGGAGCACCTACTAAAGATAGAGAAACATATAGCAAAGCCTTTAAGTACGCAGAACATATTCGCGACCATATTAGTAAAGGCAATGGCTTAATATTATTAGGCCCTGTTGGTACTGGTAAAACATCGCTGGCTATAAGCATTTTACGAAAAGCGATTGATGAGGGATATAACGGCTACCTTATCTCGATGATGAGCTTGCTCGACACCTTGCTCTCATTGAGTAAAGGGGAAACTAGCGATTATATTCGCTTTGAAAATCGTATTCGTAACACGCCTTTATTAGTTCTCGATGACTTTGGAGCCGAATATGAAAACAAATGGGTTGCTAACAAGGTAGACTCAATCATAGCGGATAGGGTTGAGTCTTGCAAAGCAACAATCATTACAACGAATTTAACTATGAAACAGATACAACAAGGCTATGACAGCCGTATCTATGACAGGCTAAAAGGCTCATCGTTTGTCTTACTGCTAAGAGGTGAGTCAAAACGAAAGCCTTTAAGTGATAGCGAAATTTAATTATTCGCTCTGTATGGTGATTTAATATGTGTAACGATAAAACACTCGTGAAAAGAATTACATATATCAAATTAAGCCTTATTCATAGCTTAAATTAGAAAATTAAATCGTAAATATATGTGAGGTGATAATTTCAAATGAGTAGTCTTGTAATTTATGGTCGACCAACAACTAAAAAAAATAGTTCGCGTATTGTGTATCACGGAAAATATCCTCGAGTCTTACCATCAAAAGCATTTTGTGATTATGAAAAAGACAGCTTAAAACAGCTTCGATTCTTCAGAAAACGCGCATATGTATCTGGTCCGGTTATAGTTAGGTGCCGCTATTACATGCCTAATGAACGTTCTTGGCCAGACTTGGTCGGCCTGTTACAAGCTACAAGTGATATATTAACCACTGCAAAAATCATCGATGATGATATGTGGATCGTTAACTATGACGGTTCAAAAATCGTTGGTGTTGATAAATACAACCCTCGAACAGAAATCGAGATTGTAAAAGCAGAAGAGCATCACATATTACACGATATATGGAGGAGGAGAAATAAATGACATTTGTCTTTTTCTTGATAGGGTTAATTGCTGGAGCCTGTATAGGAGTTATTACAACGTGCTTATTAATAATTGCTAAATACTCCAACGAGAGGAAATATCATGAATAATATTCCGCAGTTTTTAGAACATTTGCCGATATGGAAAGTAAATTCATTAGACAAAGTAAAACCGAAAAATGTTAAACCAGTAAAAGCACATCAATATGATGTAGCTGATAGAATACCTAATCATTTTGTTGAAAAGATATGTCCAGTATGTGGCACATCATACAAAGTTGAATATAGACTAAGAAACATAAATAAAACATGTAGCGGTTCATGTGGTCAAAAAATGCGAATGGCAAGAAAAGAACCTTATACATGGATTGAGGACGCTATCAAGTTGCGAAAACAAGGCCTTAAATTAAGTGCTATCGCTGAACAGGTTAATAGGTCCACAAGTACAGTATGGAGTCATTTAAAGAAACGAGGTTATTAAAAATGCTCAAACAAGATAAAACAAAATACTGCTGGGTGGACAATGGAAGCGTTGGCATACCGCAAGATAGTATTAAAGATGCAATAGCGGATTATTTAGAATACATCAGTTATCTTGATGATGTTGCTCGCGATTGTGATATTGAATGGGTACGTGTTGGACACCCTTGTTATTACGTTCCAAAGATTGATAGTGAACGAGTACTTTGGAATTTAATTGAATATGATATGGATGATGAAATTAAAGAATGGTCGGACGATTATTTGAACGATGTAAAGAAAGAGCATATTGACGAACTAAGCGAAGAATTAACAAAAGTATTCCAAGCATGGGAGAAGAAATATGGGTTCGAAAATAATGCATTGGTGGTTATGTTAAGGAGTAAGTGTTAACAATGAATGAAAATCAATTTGAGAATGTAACAGGATATGAAGATGCTGATTTGCCTGTTAGAAAAACAAAATATGCAGCTGGATATGACGTTAAACCTTATGAAACTGGTGTGGTGTTACCACATCAAACAAAACTCATTCCTACTGGTATCAAATGTAGATTGAACTACGATGAACATATTCAACTACATTTGAGATCTAGTGTGGGTATTAATAACGATGTCATGCTTGCTAATGGTACAGGTATTATCGATGCTGACTACTACAACAATGATGATAATGAAGGTCATATCATGATACCTATTAGAAACTTGGGTGATGAACCGTTCTATTACAAATCTAGCGAACGCCTAGCACAGCTGATTATTATGCCGTATAGGGTTGTCAATAAAGATACTGCTACTGCAAAGCGTACTGGTGGGTTTGGCAGTACTAACAAATAAGGATTATTGTGTTCTCGTTAAAGGGGTTAGTATGGAGAAAATTACTAAAGAAATACAACGCAGAAAAGCTAGGGAGTATATTATGCGAATCAATGACTATTACCTAGAAGAGCAAGCGTTGCATGTACAACTAGAACTCTTACAAAAGCGAATGGGCCCAGCTGGTTTACCTAAAAGCTCTTTAGGGGATAGCGTAGGTGGTGGCGGCGAAGTAGGTATCATGGAACAGTTTCATCAACTTACCGAACTTAAATCAAGTATTTTCGATTTAAAAGAAAAGGCGGTTGAGTGCGAACTCGATGTGATGAGGTGCATCTTTAATATTAGCGACCCTAAATATAGAGCCGTACTTACTGAACGATACATTAATAGGCGTGATATTTACGCTATATCGCTAATTTACAAAAGTTTAGGTATGCCGAACAACTCAATCAATTACATCAAAAGACTACTCCGTAGAGCGGAAGAAGCGTTCTACGAAAAAAATTTGAAATAATTCTCGTGGCCTGATGTTTACCATAAGAATATAGATAATCACTGCATTAATACATGGTGGGGTGCACCTAAGTGCACCTATATTTACGCTATGTGAACAAAATTCGCACCAGGTGCACCTAAAATGCTATTGAGTGCACCCTATTGACAGTGGTATCATATAGATGTCAACAAAAGGCGAATTGCCAAAATGTGGACTTTCACTCTCTTATAAACAGAAAACATCTACGCAAAAGGAGCACCTTTACTCATGGGGTGCTCTTTTTGTATGTAAAAATAAAGAAAGGAGTTAGCATGGAGATTGTAAATATTGCAGTAGATAAACTCGTTCCATATGAAAATAACCCTCGTAACAATACAGAAGCTATTCAATATGTAGCGAACTCTATCAAAGAGTTTGGGTTCAAGGTACCTCTTGTTATTGATGAAGATAACGTTGTTATTTGTGGACATACTCGCTTATTGGCTGCTAAACAGTTAGGACTTAAAGATGTTCCGTGTGTTGTTGCTGATGATCTTACCGATGAGCAGATTAAAGCGTTTAGGTTGGCTGACAATAAAGTTAGTGAGATTGCTACATGGGACTTGAGTGCTTTAGTTGATGAATTAAAAGATATTAATTTCATCGACATGGAAGATTTTGGCTTCTTAGGTGCAGATGATTTACGCACAGATTTTTTCGATGAGGAGGAAGAAAAAGATAATTGCTCTGATGATGAAACCGAAGAAGAAGATAATAGTAAGACTGTTAAGGTCGTTTGTGATGATGCGAACTACCAACAATTAATAGATTTTTTAGACGAGCATTTATTCGTTTACGAGGTGTAACATGGATAAAACAATCGTTTGTAATGTATCTATTGAGGGCTTTCACAACTGGCCTGATGCACCTGTACAATTTGAATATTTAAGAAGTAAACATCGACATATATTTAATATCGAATTACATATTCCTGTTACTGACTCAAATCGTGAGATTGAGTTCATTGAAGAACAACGTATTATCAAAGAATTGCTATTAAAAGAATTTGGTGATGATAAAGGTTATGCACAATTCAAAAGTATGTCATGTGAACATATTGCAGAGTGGTTGATAGATAAATATCCTACAGCGACATTCTGTAAAGTAATTGAGGACACAAACGGAGGGGCAACTATTGTTAGGAAACAATATAAAAATCCATTTTGCTGGTTCCGATAATGTGTTTAGTGCCAACGCAGCACTTAAAATAGCAGAAGTTAACTATCGACTATATACTTGTTATCCTTTCATCGTAAATAAAAAAGTAACTGATGATTTACGATTAAAGCCGGATGCGCCATTACTCAATAACGGACTGCAATTTAAACATACAATTCAAGATAGCGGTTTGTTCACTTTGATGTTTGGTGCAGCTAAAGACCGAAAACTAACATATGACGATTTAGTTGATTGGCAAGATAAACTTATGAAGTTTACAGTAACAAACAATTTGAATTCAACTTGTGTTGAGGTTGACTGTCAAAAGGTATTATCACCGGAAGATGCATGGAAATTACGCTATAGGATGCGTGAAAAGCTACCTAATAGACAAATTAACGTATTTCACAAAGAGGATGGCCGTAAAGGGTTAGACCGCTTAATTGAATTTGCCGAGTATATCGCGATTAGTGTTCCTGAGTTGCGTATCACTAACCCTAAAACATTTAGAGAAGATACGCATAGACTAGCCTGGTACATTAAGAATAAAAAGCCTGAAATTGATATTCACTTATTAGGCTGTACGGATCTTAAAATGCTAAAACAAAATAAGTTCTGTACCTCCGCAGATAGTACATCGTGGCTAGCACCTTTACAGTTTGGAATTAGCCGAACATCAAAAGGCAATATGCACATTAACTATCACAATAAAGAAATTAGACAACAATATATGGAACAAGCTCGGCTGTTTGGGGTAAAAGAAAAATCATTACCTAGGACGGCCGATTGTGCTATATCGGCGTTATTAAACAAATTAGACTATCAAAGCGTAGCAGGCAGTCAAGATTAGGAGGAAATGTATGTATTATGTATCAAAACGAATGGAGATTGCAGGTAGTCATAGACTAAATTTAGACTATGAAAGTAAATGTCAAAACCTGCACGGCCATAATTGGATAGTAACTGTATTTATGAAAGGTGAAAAACTAAATCATAATGGAATGATTATGGACTTTACTCATATTAAAAAAGCTATTCATGACCGCTTAGACCATAACCATATTAATGATGTAGTAGGTGATTTAAACCCTACAGCAGAAAACATGGCTAAGTGGATATGCGACCAGTTAGGTAAATACTGTTATAAAGTATCTGTACAAGAAAGCGAAGGGAATATTGCAACATATGAACGTGATTGAAATATTTAGTAGTATCGAAGGCGAAGGAACACGAGCTGGTGAATTATGTACATTTATTCGACTAGCTGAATGTAACTTACGTTGCTCTTACTGCGATACCGAATACAGCTTTACTGGTGGTAAAGAAATGACTGTTGAAGAAATTATGCAAGTAGTCGATGGTTATGGAAATGTAAATGTAACTATCACAGGTGGTGAGCCGCTATTACAAGATTTAACGGAACTGCTTAATGCTATGAATAAGTATTTTGTCAACATTGAAACTAACGGCAGTATTAATCCTGTACCTTTATATGGTGATTATACAAACGTTATTTTCACAGTTGACTATAAATGCCCATCTTCTAAGCAAGAGGAATTCATGAACAACGGCGAAGCGTTACAAGATTTAGAGGACTGCGATGTCATTAAATTCGTAGTCGGTAGTCTTGATGATCTTAATCGCATGCGTCAACTCATTGAAGAAAATGAGTTCAAAGCACAAGTTTATGTATCACCAGTTTTTGGCAAGATTGAACCTAAAGACATTGTTGACTATATGAAAACATATAACCTGCAAGGTGTTAGGTTGCAATTACAAATTCATAAGTTTATTTGGCCACCTGACATGAAAGGAGTGTAACTGTACGATGAATCAAGCCATGATTGAGCAAGGCATCAAACTCCTTTTGAAAGGATTTGGTGAAGATTTAACACGTGAAGGCATTATTGAAACGCCTAAACGTGCTGCAAAAATGTATTTAGAATTATTAGAGGGTATGAATTACACAAATGAACAAATCGCCGAAAAGTTTGGCAAGTCATTTGAAGTTGAAACCTCTCAAATAGTTGTAGTGAAAGATATTGAAACGTTTTCCATGTGTGAACATCACCTAGCGTTAATGTACGATATGAATATTAGCGTAGGATATATTCCTAATGGCAAGGTGATTGGTTTGTCTAAAATTCCTCGCATTGCTGAAATGTGTTGTAAACGATTACAACTACAAGAAAAAATCGGTGAAGACATCGCCGAAGTTATTTCTATTGCTACTGGTAGCAATGATGTAATTGTTCATATCACAGCGAAGCATAGTTGCGTTACGGCTCGCGGTATTAAATCGCGTGGATCTAATACAGTAACAACCACAAAAAAAGGTAGATTCACAAGTGATTATGACTTAACACGTGAATTTATTTACAGTTTGAAATGACAGTTGTTAATTGTATTAAGCGTAAATGCTTAAACAATAGAAAAGGTCTATGCACAGCTAATTCTATTGAATATGACGGCTTATGCCAGTCATATATAACTCACACACACGCTAAAAAGCATGTTGGAGGAATGTGCATACGAGAACATGGAAAACTCAAACACAAATCAAATGAAATACTTAAATAAGTATCGGTAGAGGGGCAGGTGGTGAGTATGTGAAGAACTATGAGGCAGCCGAGAAAGACTATAAGAAATTCATTCCTTATAAAGATATAGCCGAAAAGTACGGTGTATCAATCGAAACAGTTAAATCTTGGCGCAAGCGTCATGGTTGGAAACGTCCTAAGAAGAAGCCTGCACCAAAGAAAAAGGTAGGGGCTCCTATTGGTAATAAGAACGCACTAGGTAATAGTGGCGGAGCACCAATAGGAAACCGAAACTCAGTTAAGCATGGTTTATTTGCTAAGTACTTACCACTCGATATGATTGGTGTAATTGAAGAAATAGAAGAAATATCCCCTATAGAAATTCTATGGGGGAATATTTGTATTAAGTATGCTGCTATCATACGAGCACAAAAGATAATGTTCATCGAAAGTGAAAATGCAGACAAACAAATTGAAAGCGTTACTCAAACAGTTGAGGAAAGCGACCAGTTTGGGAACACTAAACGAATTGAAAAGCACGTTGACACAATCACAGCGGATATTCGTATGGAGAAGTTCCTTAAAGCACAATCAAGGGCGATGGACACTCTAGCTAGATTAATTAAGCAGTATGACGAGTTATGCCGAAGTGAATTAGCTACTGAAGAACAAAAGGCTCGTATTGCTAAACTTAAAAATGAAGTCGCTGTTATTAAACAACAAAAAGAAGATAATAAAATTATCGTTCCTATTATTGTAGGCGGTGATGAAATTGAAGACTAAAGATAATCAAGTAGTAGTTCATCTCCCTAGCGTTGTAGGAAAGCATTATGGCGAGTTTTGGCGATTTAGAGGGCGGTATAAAGCTGTAAAGGGAAGCCGTGCAAGCAAAAAATCTTCAACTCAATCACTCAAGGTTATTACTGAAATTATCGAAAACCCTAATATTAATTGGCTAGTTGTTCGCAAAGTTGAACGCACATTGCGTGATAGCTGTTATGCACAGCTTAAATGGGCTATACACCGCCTAAAGGTGGATAATTTTTTCAAGTGCAGTACATCACCGCTTGAAATTACCTACAAGCCGACTGGACAAAAAATATTATTCCGTGGCCTTGATGATCCTTTAAAGGTTACATCAATTACGGTTGAAGTTGGTTCGTTGTGTAGGTTATGGATAGAGGAAGCGTACGAAATAACCAGCGAGGAAGCGTTTGACCGACTAGATGAAAGTATTCGTGGCCAGCTACCTAAAGGAATGTATCACCAGGTTGTGCTTACTTTTAACCCATGGTCTGATAGACACTGGTTAAAGAAACGATTCTTTGACGAGCCTAGTAAAAATGTACTGGCGATGACTACGAATTACATGTGCAATGAGTTTCTAAGCGAAGCGGACTTGGTACTATTTGAGGAAATGAAGAAAAACCCTCGTCGGTATAGAACCGCTGGCCTTGGTGAGTGGGGTATCGTTGAAGGTCTAGTTTATGAAAATTGGGAAGAGCGTGTATTTGATGTACATGAAATATCGATAAGGCCTAGTGTACGCTCCGCCTTTGGTATGGACTTTGGGTATGTCAACGACCCTAGTACGTTGTTTTGTGGACTGGTTGATACAGTAGCTCGTGAAATATATGTATTTGACGAAATGTACGAAAAGGGTATGAGCAATGAAGATATTCGGTCAAAAGTATCCGAAATGGGATATTCCAAAGAACGAATTAAAGCAGATAGCGCGGAACCTAAATCGATTGCGTATTTACGCAAGGCTGGCCTCACTAGAATTAGAGCAGCCAAAAAAGGACCTGACTCAATTCGTGCCGGCATTTCGATTATCCAGGATTATAAAATTATTATTCATCCTAGGTGTGTTAATTTCATTACAGAAATTAGTAATTACACATGGGATAAAGATAAGTTCGACAATGCGATAAATAAGCCTATAGATGATTTCAACCATTTAATGGACGCCATGCGTTACGCTATGGAAGAATTTGACGGCCGTAAAGGCGTTCGCATATTGAAATAAGGAAGGTGAAAGATTGGATATTGAATTAATTAAAAAGCTAATTAAAAAGCATATGCCTCGACATGGTGATGTTATTTCACAAATGATGGTATCTGAACGCTATTACATGGTAGATAACGATATTAACTACCTAAAAGAAAAACCTAAAAGCCAGGAAGAGGCGCAACAAAAAGGCGACACGTTTAACCCTATGCATCAAGCAGATAATCGTATCGCCTATTCTTTTTATCCTTTGTTAGTGGATCAAAAAACCGCATACATGTTTACAGCTCCACCTATATTCGACGTTAAGAATGATGCATTAAACAACGCTATTCTTGAAGATTTAGGCGACGCTTACGAAAAGAAGTGTAAAGATTTATGTGTTAAAGCGACAAATGGCGGTATCGCTTGGGTTCATTATTGGATAGATGAAGATAAGAACTTTCAATGGGCTACCATTCCAGCAACTCAAATCGTGCCTGTATGGAATAATCATATCAATACTAAACTAGAGGGCGTATTTAGGGTATATGAAGACACAAACGAAGCAGGCGAAAATATTACTGTCTATGAATTTTGGAACGATAAGGAAGTACAAGCCTTTTCTATTCGAAGTGGTGATGTAGTAGACCAGCTCCAACCTTATTTAGCGTTTGCGATGATTGACCCTACTGGTGCTATGGTTGAAGTCGATACTATGCCACATGATATGGGCGCAGTTCCTTTTATTCCGTTTGCTAATAATGCTACATATACGCCTGATTTAAACCGTATTAAGAAATTGATTGATGTGTATGACAAAACATACAGCGGTTTCTTAAATGACCTTGAGGATGTGCAAGAAGTTATATTTGTACTGACTAATTATGGTGGCGAAGATTTAGCTGAGTTCTTAAACGGAATGAAGAAATATAAGGCAATTCAAATGGACTCTACTGGTCCTGATGATAAAAGCGGTATTTCTACATTAACGATTGATATTCCAATTGAAGCACGAAAGGAACTTCTTGATATTACTCGTAAAGCTATCTTTGACATGGGCCAAGGTGTGGATCCACAGCAGCAAGGATTAGACGGAACGAGTGGCGAGGCGATGAAGTTCTTGTATACGTTGCTCGAATTAAAAGCTGGAATGATGGAAACAGAATTTCAATTAGGATTTAATCAACTTATCCGTGCTATTTGCAAGTTTCATGGCAATAATAAGGTAACCATTACTCAAACATGGACTCGTACATCAGTCAAGAATGATAGTGATTTAGTTAACATGTGCTCTCAATCCATGGGAGTTGTATCTAAACGCAGTATTCTTGCACATCACCCATTTGTTGAGGATGTAAACGAGGAACTTAAACAAATCGAAGCTGAAGAGGCAGAATCTAACAATGGTATTTATGATGATTGGCAACATGAACATCATGACGATGGCTCTATAAACGACCATGACGATGATGAACACGAAGACCAATAGTCATATATATAAATTTAATCTCTAGTAACTCGTGGCAGGTAAACCACGGTAAAAACCGGATAGGAGACATTACATGACACTGAAAGAATTATTACAAAAATTAGGCATTGCGGAAGATAAAATCGAAAACGCAACGCAAGAATTTAAAGCATTCTTGGATGGTGAATATGTACCTAAATCGCGATTTAACGAGGTTATCGCGGAAAAGAAAAACCTTGAAACCACTGTTGCAGACCGTGATAAGCAGTTAAAGACATTAAAGGACAGCGAGGGTGATATTACAACTCTTAAAGACAAAATCACAAAACTGCAAGCCGAAAATAAAGCTAATGCTTTAAAAGCGGAGCAAGATTTAAAGAACTTAAAAATATCTACTGCTGTTCAATTAGCAATCGGTGATACAGCTCAGGACGCTGAACTCGTAGCTAGCTTGATTGATAAGTCTAAACTCATTCTTGGTGAAGATGGTAAAGTAACTGGTTTGAACGAACAATTAAAGGAATTAAAAACAAATAAATCATTCTTATTCAAACCGGAAGGCGACCCTAAATTCAAATATGACCCTAACAAGGGAAGCGGTACGCCTACAAATAACCCATTCTCTAAAGAACATTACAATCTAACGCAACAAGCAGAACTATATTCTAAAGACCCTGTTAAAGCTAAACAATTAGCAAGTGAAGCAGGTGTTGAAATTAATTTCTAACCCTAGGAGGTAACTAATGGGAACAACTTTACAAGACATTATTAACCCTACGCCGTTCTTTGCAAATTATGTTGTAAATCGTACGGCTGAATTGTCCGCTATTTTCCAATCTGGCATTATCACTCGTGATTCTCGATTCGACCAATTAGCAAGTGAACCAGCACAAGTACATAACATGCCATTCTTTAATGATTTAACTGGCGACTCTGAAGATGTAATCGAAGGTCAAGACCTTACAGCAGCAAAAATCACATCCAATCAAGATACGTCTACTACTATTCGACGTGCTAAAATGTGGAGCTCCACAGACTTGGCTGCTCAATTAGCTGGTACTGATCCTATGAAAGCTATCGGTGATTTAGCTGCAGGTTTTTGGGCTCGCGACCACCAAAAGGAATTGTTGAATATTCTTGATGGTGTATTTGCATCTACTAGCATGACAGACCATATTTTAGATATTTCCAGTAAAAGCGGAAAAGCTGCTAACTTTTCCGGCGAAGCGTTCATCGATGCAATGCAACTTATGGGCGATGCTCGTAACTCCTTGACAGCAGTTGTTATGCACTCCGCTACAAAATCTTATCTTGATAAATTGAACTTAATTCAAACGATCCGTCAATCTGATGCAGTATCTTTTGATACTTACATGGGCCGACGTGTAATCGTTGATGATGGTTGCCCTGTTGATACAGATAAGTACACTACTTACTTGTTTGGTGAAGGTGCTATCGCATTTGGTGTTGGCAATCCAGTAGGTTTGAAACAAGCAGCAGTAGACCGCGACGAAAAGAAAGGTTCCGGTGTTGACTACTTAATTATGCGTAAAGCATTTATTATGCATCCACGTGGGGTAGCATGGCAAAATAAAACTCGTGCTCATGCTGAATCTGTATCTCGTACTGAGTTAAAAGATGCACTCAACTGGAAACGTGTATACGAACCTAAACAAATTCGCATTGTTAAATTCACGCATAAATTAGGTTAAGGGGTGTAATTATGGGCGCTGATTCATATTGGGCTAGGAGAAGCACTGAACGCGAGGAAGAATGGAATAAGAAGAGCCAGGAAACCGTAGAAAAAGAGCTTGCTGCTCAATATGAACGGTCAGCTCAACGCATTCAAGCTAACATTGAACAGCTTTATGGAAAGTTCGCTAATGATAATGGTATATCCATTTCCGAAGCTAAAAAGTTAATCAATGGTCCTGAGTTTAGAACTTGGAAAAAAGACGTTGAAGAGTACATGAAAGAGTATAAAGAAACTGGTAACCCTAAAACGTTACTGGAATTAAATACTCTTTCCATGCGTTCTCGTATATCTAGGCTTGATAAGTTATATGGCAATACACTTATTGAGATAGATAAGTTAGGGCAAAAGACAAATGCATCGATTACAGGCTTTCTAAAGTCTGCATACAAAGATAATCGGTTACATTCTGCATATGAACTAGCAAAACGAGGGCAAGGCCCTTTAGGCGTTGCTGTTGATAACAAACATGTTGAAAGCGTGTTACGCACTCCGTGGAGTGGTAAGAATTATAGTACTCGCATTTGGGATAACTCCGATAAGCTATCAAAGACTATTCAAGAGGTTGTAGTTAGTAATGTACATCGAGGAACATCAGTCGAAAAGCTAGCTAAAGAAGTTCAAGAGCGTATGAACGTATCAAAGAATGATGCTGTTAGATTGGTTAGGACTGAACTCAATTATGTTCATAATCAAGCTACATTAGACTCTTTGAAGTCCGCTAATATGGAGTACTTTCAATTCATAGCTACGATTGATAAGAGAACGTCCTCAACTTGCCGTGAGCACGATAACAATATATATCCTGTTGCAGATGCTGAAGTCGGAACAAATGTTCCTCCACTACATCCACGATGTAGATCTACAATTGCAGGTACAATAGATAAAAAAGCGACTAGCGGTTCTCGTACGGTTAAAATGGCAAAGGCTAATAAAAACGAGCCTACACGATACGAGAAAGTGCCTCGCAATATGGACTATGACAACTGGAAAGCAATATATGTTGATAAGTCTAAAATGTTTGCTGAATGGCGTAGTGAACAAAAAGCTGTTAAAGCTATTAAATCTGTTGCTCATATTCCTGAAAAAACTGTTACAACCGATATGATACGTGATAAACTTGCAAAAATCGATTTACCAAACGCCACCCCACAGGATATAATAAGTGTAGGGAAAATGGTTGTTAAAAAACATAATATCGTTGATATTATAGGTAATACAGGGGAATTAAAAAGTGTATTGTCTGAATATCGTGATATGGGCTCTATTGTTCCTAAAACGATGTGGGCTAAAGGGGCTAATGCAGTTAATAAAAAACTATTGCAAGACGCTTTTGAGCTATATCCTAGTGATTGGTTACAGTACGTGAAAGATAGTAATCGAAAAATCTGTTCTCGTAAGGTAGTTCGAGGATATTTTAGTCCTATGGCTAAATTAGCGAGTGGTAAAATTGATTGGCATCAAGAGGGGAATCCGAAGACTGATTATATTTCAATTAATATGGACGGCATAAGAAGAACAACACCATTCCATGAAATAGGGCATATGGTTGAATACTTTAATAAAGATGCTTTAAGGTTATCCATAGAATTTCGTAATATGCGTACACGTGGTGAAAAGGTACAGTTATTAGCGGATTTATTAAATATTCCAGCGTATAAAATGGAGTCGACATATGCAGATAACTTTATTAATCCTTACATAGGTAAAGATTATGGGAATGATGCTTCAGAGGTTTTAAGTATGGGCCTTGAATCTATCTTTGTACCAAGTGAGATAGGGCACATAAAAAGATATGACTATAAGAATAATCAGTTTGTTTATGCTACGATTACAGATGACATGGAGTACTTGTATTTTATTATCGGCATGATTTTGACTGTATAGGTGATGAAAATGAACGACAAAGAGTATATTGCAACATTAGAACAATTACATACAGTTGAGAAGGCATATCTCGCTATTTTTGGCGAACACTCTTTAGATCGTGTCAGTTATTATGAACCATTAAACCCCACAATTAATGATTTTAAAATTGGAATTCAAAATTTGTCTAAGGCGATTGCCGAAAATAAACCAATTTATCAGCCGACTGAAGAAGAGTTTAATATGATGATTTTTTAAGCACTCTATATAGAGTGCTTTTTTAATGCAAAAAAGGAGGTGAACTATGGGGAACGTTAAATATCTAGATTTTGACGAGGCGAAGAAAGGCATTATTGATGCCACTTATCGCCTTGTATCAGCTATTAGCAGTCTAAACGACGTAAATTATGATGCATATTTAGATGTATTCGCAGAAAAGTTTATCCTTGATTGTATGGACTACTGCCATAGAACTGACTTTCCAAGAACGTTGATTTATACTGCTTCTGAATTAGCTGTTAAGTATATCAAAGATAAGTTCAGTGATACGCACGGCCCTCTTAAATCGTTAAAAGAAAACGATGTAGAATTCACGTGGGCTGTTGAGGATGTATCTCCTATTGGCTGTATTAGTGAAAAGGACTTTGAAAGCATTCGTACTAAACTAAACCTATATAGAAAAGTGGTGTGGTCAAATGGCTAATGTATATGGCAAACTGCTTGCGGATATTATGTACAAAGATACCTGTACAATCTCACGGCAAATGGCAACTACTGATGATATAGGCGCTGATGTGTACGAATTAACAGCAGTATACAGTGATGTACCATGTAGATTAGGTCAAACAGGTCAATCTAGTACTAATGGAACTGAAACAGACAGCACATTTACATTAAGCGATAGATTGCGTTTGTGTTTATCCCCTGAATACGATGTTAAACCTAATGACATAATCTCTATTTCACACGAGGGGCAATCGTTTGTTATGCGTGCTGATACGCCGTTTAAATATATGACACATCAAGAAATTAAGTTATTGAAAGACGGTGAAGCATAATGGGGGTTAAGTTAACAGGGTTTGATGAACTCATTCAAAAGTTCTCCGATTCATTAGGTGAGTATCCTGAACATGTTGACACAGTACTCGCTCAAAGTGCAGAACTTATGATTAACGATGTTAAGATGAAAACTCCTGTTGATACTGGCCTACTACGAAATTCATGGAAACGTACAGGGGTTATGAATGGTAAAGTTGAGATCTATAATAATACCGAGTATGCGAATCATGTAGAATATGGACATCGTACACGCAATGGTGGTTATGTTAAAGGACGTAAAATGTTACATCGCTCAATAGTTGGCATGCGTAGTCAATTCGCTAGGAATGCGAGAATTATATTGAGGAACTTAACCAATGATTAAATTAAGGGCGATACAGAAAGCTCTAGTCGAGCTGTTAAAAAGTAAATATCCTAATTATAAGGTGTATTTCGACAACATAGAAAAGTCGAATGCACCTTATTTTTATATCGAAATGTTCGTCCGGTCCGGTGTTGGTGATTATACATACTTTGATAGGACTGTACAGGTTGATATAACCTTTAGACCTATTGAGGATAAATACGGACGAATTAAACGCTCTGAACTATATGAAATGTCTGATAGTTTAGAGTGCCTATTTAGACCAGTGCTTAAAGTCGATGATAGATACATTACTATTAACGACTTTGAACATACATTCATAGATGAAGTATTGCACTTTATCTTTAACCTAGAATTTGAGGACGCATTCACAGATGAAGAAGTAGGTTTCATTCGAAATGAAGTCGCTCAAACTCTTACTTTTAGCCTTAATGGTATTAATTTAACCGAGGAGGTAACTAATGGCTAACGAAACCGAAAAATTTGGCTTACCACAGGTCTTAATTGACTTTAAAACCAAAGGCATTACAGCTATTAAACGTTCTGCACGTGGCGTGGTTGTATTGATTTTAAAATGCGAAAGCACGGATACATCTAACAAATATAAAATTTCTGATGTATCAGAAATTCCGGAAGGTGTATTTGATGAAGCAAGTACGGATCTTATCAAGAAATGTCTTGACGGTACTCCTTTACGTATCTTGGTATACACATTACCTAAAGCAAGCGTTCAAGCACCTAAAAATACACAAGCTACATTGTTAAAACAGTTGAAGCATATTCGCTATAACTACATCGCAGCTCCTACTGGTACATTGCAAGACCAACAAGATTTGGCGTCCTACATTAAAGCGGAACGCAATAACAGCCGTAAAACTGTTAAAGCGGTTGTTGGTAGTGTAGCAGCAGACTTTGACGGTATTATTAATTTCTGTACCGAAGAAATTAAAGTTGCTACAGGTAAAAATACAGCAGGTAAAACCACTTATAAAACATATACTCCAATTGAATATACAGCTCGTATCGCTGGTATTTTAGCAGGCTTGGCATTAGACCGTTCTGCAACGTATTACAAATTGACAGAAGTTGAGTCTGTTAAGGTGTACGAAGATTTGAATAATCGCATCGACCACGGCGAATTACACTTATTCGACGAAGAAGATGGTGAAGGTGTTAAAATTGCTCGTGCTTGCAACTCTTTGCAAACATTCACAACCGATAAAGGCGAAGAATTTCGTAAAATCAAAATCGTTGAAGGCGTTGATATGGTTACTGACGATATTCGCGATACCTTCAAAAAATACTATGTTGGTAAATACATCAATGACTACGATCATAAAATGTTATTCGTAGCAGCAATTATGGTTTACTTTGGTCAATTGGCTGGTAACGTGCTTGATAGCCGAGCAGGTAACACAGTAGATATCGACTTCCAATTCCAAAAAGACTACGCAATTATTAAAGGCGAGGATGTATCTCAAATGACTAATATGCAAATTCGCGAATACAACACTGGCTCTCAAATTGGTTTATCCGGCAAAGTTAAATTCGTGGATGCTATGGAAGATTTGAAGATTACATTCACAATGTAACAGAAAGGAATACAAGCATGAATAAAGACAAATTTACATTTGATTTACAAACGTTCGCTCGTGCTGCTGAAGACGTTAAATTCCGTGGTCGCCGTCGCTGGAACGGCTCTCATGGCAAATTGTGGCTTGATGGTGAGTTGGTATTTGAAATTGAAAGTTTTGAAGCTAGCGTTGATTCTCAACGAGAAGATGTAATTATCGGTAACTCTGTTGATAGCAAGGTAACAGCACTCAAAGGCGAAGGCACAATTAAAATTAAAAACGTTATTAACCGCAATCATCGTAAATTGTTAGAAGAATGGAGCGCAGGCCACGACCCTCGTACTACTCTTATTGGTTTACTTGATGATCCTGACGCGGTAGACGGTCAAAAAGAACGTATCACGATTGATAATGTTTGGTTTACCAAAATTCCTCTTATGAATTTCGAAAAAGGTAAAGTTGTTGAAACTGAATTACCTTTTGGCTTCACTCCTGAAGATGCACAATTCATGGAATCTATTGACTAATTGAAAGGAAATTAACTATGTCTATTTCTATTAATGAACTAATCGCTAAACGTGAAGAAATTAACGCTCGTAAAGCACAAAAATTAACTATCGAAACTTCCATTGGTGAAGTAGTAGCTAAAAAGCCTACTGCTTCTATTATGGCGGAAGCCCTAGGCCTTGAAAGTGATAATGACCAATATGTGGTGTATAACTGCATTGTTGAACCTAACTTGAAAAACAAAGAATTGCAACAAGCCTATGAGTGCGTTGAACCGATGGACATTGTTGATAAAGTATTTGATGTTGGCGAAGTTAAAGCGATTAGTACTGTATTGATTGAATCTGTAGGCGCTGGTAAGAAACTCAACCACGCTATTATTGACGAAGCAAAAAAGTAATAGAAGAAGACTGGGAGGCGGCTACGGCCGCCTACTTAGTTTTAAAGGGTCATACGTTTGATTATTTCTTTAACCTAACTACTATGGAGAAAATTATGTGTCGTGTAGCAATGGACAAAGAGCGAAAAGAACGTACTGAAGTTGCTAAAATTGCTTTAAGGGAGGTACTAGGTGGCTGATACACAAAAATTAAGCGTTGAACTCTCTCTTAATGATAGAGGGTTTACAAAAGGAATACAGCAAGCCCAGCAATCATTGCAAGGTTTAGTTAAATCAACTACTGGCTTGTCTCCTGCCGTTTCGTCTGCTAGTAGAAATATGAGTACCGCTACGAGTTCGGTTAAAGGGGTGCAACAAGCCGCTCAAAGTGCGACGAGTAGTATTACAAAGTTAAAACAAGCCGGAAGTAATGTATCTGTTAATATCAAGGCTAAAAACAATGCAAGCTCTACAATTAGTCAAGTACAATCTCAATTAAATGGATTTAAAGGTAAAGTCTATACCGCTACAGTTAACGTTAAGCAAAATTTAGCCAGTAGTGTTGGGGCTGTTGGTAATCGATTAAGCGGTGCGATGTTCGGTGCTACAATGCAAATGGCCGGTATAGCTGGCATTAGTTTTGGCATAGCAAACGGCATTAAGAGATACGCTGATTTCGAAAAAGAAATGTCAAATGTAAAAGCTATTTCAGGTGCAACAGCCGATGAGTTTTTACAGCTAAAGAAAAAAGCCATTGACATGGGGGCTGCCACGAAATATACTGCGACCGAGTCTGCTGAAGCGTTTAGATATATGGGTATGGCTGGTTGGAAAACTAGCGAAATGATTGGCGGTATTGAAGGTATTATGAACCTTGCCTCTGCTTCCGGTGAAGATTTAGCAACAACTTCTGATATTGTTACTGATAGCTTATCTGCGTTTGGTTTACAAGCTAAAGACTCCGCTATGTTTGCCGACGTGTTGGCCTCTGCGGCAACAAACTCAAATACAAATGTTGCTCTAATGGGGCAAACATTTAAATACGCTGCACCAGTAGCCGGCGCATTAGGGTTTAGTATACAAGATACTGCACTCGCTGTAGGTCTTATGGCTAACCAAGGCATTAAGGGTTCAGAAGCCGGCACAGCGTTAAGGTCGATGATGACTCGTATGGTTAAACCGACAAAAGAGTCCGGTGAAGCTATGCAGATTTTAGGTCTTAATATATTAGATGCTAACGGCAAGATGAAACCTTTTAGAGATATCATTAAAGATATTAAAGAAGGTATGAGTAAATTAACTCCAGAAAGTAAGGCTGCTGTGGCTGGCATGTTAGCTGGTCAAGAAGCTATGTCAGGGTTGCTTGCGTTGGTAAATTCTCCGGATGCTGATTTTAATAAATTGGCGGAAGCTATCGATAATTCAAACGGTAAAGCAAAAGAAATGGCGGCTATTCAGCTTGATAACTTAACTGGTGATTTAACACTACTTTCTAGTGCTTGGGATGGTTTTGTAATCAAAGTTATGGATGGTAAAATCGGTGGTTTTAGGGATATCGTACAAGGTATTAGCAACTGGTTCGCCGGTTTAACTGAAAACTTTGAAGCAAACGGAATTACGGTTCGAAGTGTTCTTGACGGAATAACCTCCGCTATTAAAGAGTTAGTAGGTCAAACGCTTAAAATGGAAGGTCTACCCTCTATCTTATCAGCTGCAGCATTAGCCGTTGGTGGTATTGGTGCATTTAAAATTGGCAAAGGTGCGTATGGTCTATTTAAAGGCTTAAAGGGCGGTGGTGGAACAGGTACTGGTGCAGATAGCACAGTAGGTGATATGACTGTTCAAGCCTTAAATGTAATTGTAAACGCAAGCAATATGACTGGAATGGGTCAAGGCGGACCTATCGTTGAAAGTGGCGGTAAAGGTGTTAAACCTAAAAGCGGTGGCCGTTTTGGTAAGTTAAAAAGCAGTGCAAGTAAATTAGGTAACGGCCTAACAAAAGTTGGTGGCAAAATTGCTGTTCCGTTGGCATTAGCTATGGGGGCTTATGACATTGCGACAAGCGATGATAAAGCTCGTGCTGGTGTTGGTTTAGGCGGTAGTCTTGCTGGTGGTTTAGCTGGTGCAAAATTAGGCGCTATGGGTGGCGCTGCTTTAGGTTCTATAATTCCTGGTGCAGGAACCGCCGTTGGCGGTGCTATTGGTGGTGCATTAGGTGGTATCGGTGGTGCAATATTCGGTGAACAGTTCGGTCAAGAAATATTTGACGGAATTACAAATAACCTTGACGGCATAACAGAATGGTTCTCAGATAAATGGAATAGCATTGTTGATACTTGCACTCCTGTTATTAATTCTATTGCAGGTCTATTTGGTTTTGCTTGGGATACAATATCTACAATATTTGGGCCTGTTGCCGATTGGTTTAACAGCAACATTTGGGAGCCTATTAAAAGCTATGCTAGCAGTATGTTGGATAGCGTTACTGGGTTCTTTAGCGGTGCTTGGGAATCAATTAAAGGCATTTGGGGTGCTGTTGCCGGTTGGTTCGATGCTAACGTTTGGGGACCATTGAAAGCTAAAGCAAGTGAAGTATTTAGCGGTTTGGGTAATGCGTTAAGTGCTGCACAAGCAAGGGGTGCACAAATTACAGGGTTAACAGGTCATGCTACTGGTACGAATTACTTCGGTGGTGGCTGGACTGAAATTAATGAACGTGGCGGTGAAATTGTAGACCTACCTAGTGGATCTAGAATTTATCCTCATGCGACTACTGAAAAAATGCTAGCAAAAGAATTTAGCGGAGCTGGTGGCGGTGGTAATAATTACACCGTAACAGGAAATACTTTTGTGGTTAGAGAAGAAGCCGATATAGACCGTATCGCTCATTCTTTATTCTCAATGTTTGGGGCTGCTGAAACAAATTATGGAGGTGTATAGGCATGTCAAAATTCGTTAGCGGCATAGGGCGTGCCTTATCGCTTTTATCATTCGCATTTGGTAAAGGGGCAAGGGAGTTGCCAACTATTATTATTTCACAAGATGAAGAAAAGTTGGTACTTCCTGTTACTCCAGTTAAATATGAGGTTGGTAATGAACAGGGGAATAAAACTGTTGATATTACTCAAATAGGTGAAGTGCTTTTATTTGGGAATCCTAAACTTAAAACATTATCATTCGAAGGATTTTTTCCAGCGAAAGATTATCCGTTTATTGTTGGCGATAAGCGTAAGCCTATTGAAATTATTAACCTCATAGAAAAGTGGAAAACATCAAAGAAACCTGTTAGGGTCATCATAAGCGATGGCCCTATTAATTTAATGATGGGAATCGAGTCGTTTCCATATAAGAAACAGGAAAATACAGGGGATATGTATTACACGCTAACATTTAAGGAACATAAAGACCTTAACACGCCTGCCACTGGTGATGATAAGCCAGTTGATGAAACGACAGGCTTAAAAGATAGGCCTTCCGTTGGTCAAAAACCTAAAACAGCAACATTGTTCAGTAAAGGTTCTGATGTGTTGGATGCTGCTAAAAAGGCATATGGCAATTATCGTCATTATGAACGCATTATCCAATCAAATGACCTAAAGAATTTAGCGATTAATAATCTTAGCCAGCTTAGAAAGTTGAAGGTGAAATAATATGATAATTAAACATATTGGCACTAAAACAGTTAAAGACGAAAAGACTGGCGAAGAAAAGAAAGTTCCTGTTGAAAATGATATAACTCATTTAGTCGAGCATGTTACATGGTCAGGTTCTCGTATTCAAGCAGCTAGAAAACTTGAATTTATATTAGTACAAGAACCGCGTGATCCGAACTGGCCTATCTATCCTGTAAGTATTGGCGAAACAATTAAAGGGTACTCAGAAGATAATGAGTTGCAGTTCGTTGGTAATATTTATTGCACCGAACGCAAAACATCGGCATCACGAATTACAGTAACATGTTATGACAATATGTTTATATTAAGTAAATCAAAGACTACTCGCAAATTCACCAATATGACCGCTGAAGACATAGCAAAGGCTGTATGCAAGGAAATGGGTATTAAGGTAGGTAACCTCGCTGAAACAGGTGAAAAAATAACTTTTATCGCTAATAATAAGTCAGGTTATCAAATTATTTTAATGGCATACACGGAAGCGGCAAAAAAGACCAATAAAAAATATCAAGCTATGATGGAGGGCGATGAACTCGACGTCATAGAGAAAGGCTCATTAATTGAGGGGTTAGTAATAGACCAATACAGGAATATTACTGACTCATCTTTTAAAGAGTCTATTGAAAACATGATTAATAAAGTCATGATTGTTGATGATAAAGGTAACTTTGTTAGATATGAAAGTAAAGATGACCAAATTCAACGCTACTCTATGATACAAGCAGTCTATAAGGAGAACAAAAACAAAAACACGGCTGATGAAGTAAAGGATATATTTAAGAAACCTGAACGGACTGGCGTGATTGATTGTTTAGGTGATTATGACGCATTATCCTCGTATTCTGTTGAAATTAGAGACGTGATAACCGAGTTAAGTGGTAAGTTCTGGATTAAGAGTGATACTCATGATTTCAAAAACGGTCAACATACAATGAAACTCGAGATTGAATTTGAAAATCTTATGACTAAAGAAAAGGTAGACCATTCCTTAGAAGCTAAAGAAAAGAAACGCCATGAGCGTGAAGATAAAAAGAATAATAAAACTCCTAAAGGTAAAGGTCGAAGGTCTACTCGAAAATCGACTAAAAGAAAGGTAGAAATTCATTATGTTGAATGATATTCCTAGTGCTGCACATTCGATGGCTAAAATGGTTGATACAATTCACGGCATAGCTAAAGGGGAGCAACCTATGGGGATGCGTATTGGTTTAGTTACATCACCATTTCCTAACCTGGTAATTCGTGTAGATAATATCGATATTACCAATGAGCAAATATACCTAAATGACTATTGGAAGCCAGGTCATCATCGTGAAGCTGAAGGACACATCATAAGCGAAACACAACCTCGTTCGGGTGGTGGTGGGTTAGCAGAATTTGCTAGTCATACGCACGATATACACAATGACTATACCGACACCATTAATATGACTGATACCTTGCGAGTAGGCGATGAAGTAACCGTATTTCCAGTATATGGACAAGGTGAACAGCTTTATTACATAGGTCAAAAGGTGGTGAAACTATGAGCGAAGAATATCCTTTTGCAGGGTTAACTCGTACAGTTGAGTCTAGTCAAAGTGAACTACCATTATTCCGTGAATATGATTGGAATTTTGAAGATGATACATTCCGATATAACGCAAGTGGTAAACGAATAGCCTTAGAGGGTGATGAAGCGTTAAAAATTTGGGTATACAAAGCACTTAAAACCGAACGCAATCAATATCTAGCGTATTCTACTCGATATGGTATTGAGTTAAAGCCGTTCATAGGTAAAGTCATGAGTGTTGGTGAACGCTATTCAGAACTTAAACGAGTGATTATAGAATGTCTTATGGTTAACCCTTATATCAAGTCGATTGATAGTATCGAGTTTAATGCGAACGGTGATAAGGTTGATTGTCAAATTGAATTAACAACGATATATGGAGGTATTAATATCAATGTTTAATATTCCAACATCAGACGAAATTTTAAAAAGCCTCCAATTACAATCGCAACTTCCGATGAGTAAATTTGAGGGGACATTTGAATATGATATATTTTCATCTAACGCTATTGAGTTCATGAAGACCTATGTTGAATTAGGCGAACTTTACAAAGTAGCGTTTGCGGATACATCATATGGCGATTTCTTAACTATGCGTGCTAAAGAAGCTGGTATCATTCGAAAGGTAGCTACAAATGCGATAGGATCTGTTACGGTTAAGGGTAATGGAGTATTGCCTAAAGGCAGTCAATTTTCTACCGCTGACGGAGTACTATTTGAAACTTTGGAAACTGTAACGATTAACGGTAGTCAAGAAGTTAAGGTTCAAGCCGTTGAAACTGGCAATAATGGTAATGTAGCATCAAATACGATTGATACAATTCCGATGTCAATTCCTGGTATTAACAGCGTTATCAATTCACAACCAACAAAAGACGGTTTCGAAGAAGAGAGCGATGATAATTTACGCGAACGCTATTTATTGCATGTTCGGTATCCTGGTACATCCGGCAATAAAATGCACTATTATGAATGGGCTATGTCTGTTCCTGGTGTAGGGGGTGTAAAAATCATACCTACATGGAATGGTCCTGGTTCTGTTAAAGTCATTATTATTAATTCTGAGTTTAAACAAGCCTCTACTGAGCTAATAACAGCGGTTAAAGATTACATTGAAAGCGTTCGCCCTATGGGTGCTATGGTAACTGTAGTTAGTGCAACCCCTAAAGTAATTAATGTAACGGCTACTATCGAGGGTAAAGGCTTTGTATTAGATAAATTTAAGGAAATGATGAATGACTATTTAATAGATCTTGAAAAATCAGTCATTAATAACGGCGAAATTAATAAATTATCGATTGCAAAAGTAGGTAGTTTTATTATTGATGCTGGCGCTATTGACTATCAGAATTTGCGAATTAATAACGACGATAAAAGCATTGTTATCAATAATGAAGATTTGCCAACATTAGGTGAGGTGAACATACAATGATATTTGAACTATTAAGGACTTATAAAGTTGATGTGCTTCGCTATTTGCCTAAATTTCTTAAAAGTGATGGTTCGTTCAAAGCTACTGAAGACGCTTTAAGTGAAGAACACGAAAAACAACGATTGCTCATTATTGATATATGCAAGCAGTTGTTTGTTGAAAGTGCTACATGGGGACTTTCTGATTGGGAAAGAGTATATGGTATAAAAACCAATAAGCATTTGACGATAAAACAACGCCGGCAAAATTTGTTGGTGAAAATTCAAGGAACTAAAACAATTACTGTTAAGCAGCTTGAAACTATTATTAATCAAGTAGTTCCTGTATGTGGTGCGCATGTTTTAGAAAACACTAATCCTAATGAATTTAAAGTTGCATTAGATGTAGCTGCTTATGTTGAAAAGGTTCGCGAGCTGGTTGATAAATATAAGCCAGCTCATCTAACGTATGTTATAGCGGAGTTGTATCAAGCAAATAATTATATTTATATTGGGGGCGTTGTTAACGTATTTGATAAGCAAATTGTAAAATACGCTAAAAGCGATCCTGTTATCCGCGCATCAGTACATCATAAAATCGGAATGGTACTTATTAATGTTGATAAAATGAAAATATATGGAGGTAATCAATGAGCGATTACGGAAGAATTGTAACTACCAATCAAGGTAAGAATATGGTTACTGAGTCAATCAGAACTCATTCTGCAATTATATTCACTAAAATTTCATTAGGTGATGGCCTGTTAAATGGTGAAACAATCGAAACTATGACAGGGTTAAAACATAGCTTATTAAACGGAAATATTCCTAAAATAAAGCACCTAGGAAATGGTGAAATTGAAGCTGTATCTACTGTTAGCAATAGTGAATTGACAGCAGGGTTCTTCGCAAGAGAATTAGGTTTGTTCGCTAAACTCGGCGAAGAAGGTGAAGAGCAATTATTTGCTTATACTAATGCTGGTTCTAATGCTAGTTATATTCCACCTAATACAAGTGTTGATGAAAAAATGCTAGGTATTCAATTAGGGGTAGGTGATGCTGTTGTTCAAGTGAATTATCAAAGTCATCTGTATATTACTTATGAACAACTAGATGATGCTATCGCTCATCATAACTCCGATGAACATTCACACGATGATCGGTTTAATGCAATTATTCAAAAAGTCGATAACATGATTACAAATGTTAATAGTGATGATATGGAATCTAAGGCTACATCATTGCATTTAGTAAGAACATTATTAAGTAACTTAAAAATCAAGGATGCTGACGATGTAATTAAAGCTATTGAGTCAAAAAAGACAGAACAAGGTGTACGCTTTGACTTCTCCAATATTAATTCTTGGTATATCTGCCTAGGTAAACAATATGGAAACTTCATTATTCAAGGCGGACGTCAACGAGCTGGTGAACAAAAACAGTCAGATGTAAATAATTTAGCTAATACTACCAATCGAGTCGTATTTCCAATTTCGTTTACAACGAGCCATTTATTCCATGGGTTTGCGATTATGGCGAGTGATGACTCCGTGTTTTGGGGAAATTCTGCAGGAAGCGTTATAACAAGAAGAATTTCTAATACCGATATGCGTTACGAAGTACATTCCACGTATCAATCGATGTTAAAACCGGATTCTATTATTGAGTGGTGCGTAGTTGGTGTATAAAGGAGAATAATATGAACTATGTATTTGTGTTAGATAAAAACGGTATTCGTGAAACCTCATATGTAGTAGGATTGCATGCAGAAACGTTAGAAGAAACAGAACAATTAGCCAAACAAACATACCCATCTGCTAACATCGTAACAGGGGATAGTGAAATGCAGGAACAATTCACAAGTGGTAAAGCTTATATTAATGGCGGATTCGTTGATATTCCTGTTACTGCATATGAATCAACTAAGTCTGAAAAGATAGCTGAAATTAAAGCATATTACGATAAGCGTTTTGAAACACTAGAACAAATGGTGTTACGTAGACGATTGATTAATGGTGATATTTCTGATTTACAAGAACAGTACAAGAAATTGAATATGGAAATGTTAGCAAAAATTAAGGCGGTGAAATAATCATGGAAGTAAAAAGCGACATTCCTGTAATGAAATTTTGCGAATGGTGCTACTCAACATTAAATGAAGATGGTACTTGCCCAACAGAGGGGTGTATCCATAATGAATTGATGAAGTTAGACGAAAGCACAGAGGGTGAATAATGTGGACATGGCAATTCGAACTGAATGATATTCTAACTACATTATCAATTGTGGCAATCATAGGCGGTGCAAGTTACCGCCTTTTAATTGTGCCAATTCTGACACGCATAAGTGATGAACGCATGCAAGATAATTTGATTTTCACTGAACGCATGGGTACATTGAATCAAACATTGCTGGAATTAAAAGATGAAATTAAGTTATCTCGTGTGCAACGTACAAAGGCTTATACGGAACACGTGAAATTAACTGCACGTGTTGATGGAATAGAAAATAGAGTTGATGAGTTAAGAGGTGATTTCCATGAATTTACCGCAAAATCTCATTAACTCAATCAAAAAATCATATCAATCTGTAAGGGTAGCTAACTTCCACCCTACAGGTGTTCTTGCTACAAGGGTACTAGTGCTAACAATGCTAGTACCTATTTTGTTGGTGGTAGTTGAGTACATTATGGTATTCATTCAAGGGTATGTGTCCGATGATATGAATAAACTCATCAATGTAGGTATCAATATCATAGATCATATCTTCATTCCGTCTGTACTTACCGCATTAGTCGGTTTTCTTGCCTTATGGATTGATAAGGACGGAAACGGAATTCCTGATAAATTAGAGGAACAACCAAAAGTGCCAACATTACCAAACATAACAGAAAGGAGTGATAAGAATGACAGTAATAAACCTTGATGAACTTAATGATTATTGCAGTAGGGCGATAGGTTCTATCAATAAAATATACTTGCATTGGACTGCTGGCCGTTACAATCAACAATTCGATGATTACCATATCAATATTGATGGTGATGGCAACATTTATATTGATGGTGAATTAATAGACCACAAGAACCACACATATATGCGTAATAGTGGTGCAGTTGGTATTTCTTTAGATTGTGCATATAACGCTAAATGGATTGATGATTTAGGCGAATATGCACCAACTGATGCACAGATTGAAACATTAGCACAAGTAGTAGCAGTATTGTGTGTAGATTTAGGGTTGCCTTGTGATATTTCAAGTGTACTCACACATGCAGAGGCAGCCGATAACATGGACGGCTGGTATGCGTGCGAACCTTACGGCCCTAATTCAACGTGCGAACGTTGGGATTTATGGGTTGCATATGAAAATGATGAAGCTGGTAGCGGTGGCGATATTATTCGTGGTAAAGCTAAATATTATGCTAAATCATGGGGAAGTATTATCTAGGGGGTATATATGTATGCTAAACTCAAAAACATTACAGAGAAGTATCCTTGGAGCGTTCCTGTTATTTTTATCATTGTTTGCATCATCGGTATATGGTGCTACACCAGCCGAACCAGTAACATTGACACCACAGGAATACGCAACGCTGAAAACGAACTTCGGAACGCTCGAGAGTACAATCAACAATCAATTGACTATAATCAACGAGTTAGAGATGCAGTTGAAAATAGCCAAACTCTCAACGAGCGAACAGAAGAACGAATTAGCACAAGCATTGAACTTAATCAACGAACAGAAAACGCAATTGACAGAGGCACGGAACTTACTACAAAAGCAAGAGCAGATGCTGAACGAGCAAAAGTTATCATTAGCCAAAGCAGAGATATACTTAGAGCAGCAGAAGAACGAAATCAAAAAAGCGAAAGCACAACAACGAAACAGTAAATTATTAAATATCCTATTAGGTGGAACTGTAATTTATTTAGTCGCAAAAGATTGAGGTGATCCGTACATCTCCATAGCGTGTAATGGTGGATGCACGCAACATGTTCCAAATAGGAACATGTTGTAAAGCAATTATTTATAACTGAACAGCATAATAAATAGCCTATCAGCTTAGAATAACATCTAGGTTGATAGGCCTTTTTTGTTTGAAAAATGATATAATAAATATAAATGGAGACACGTATGTGAATACTATAATGAGTCAAAAATTGATTTGAAAATGATATATGGAATGAATAAATTAGGAGGGGATTATAATATGGACTGCATGGATATAGCAAAAACAATGGTAAAGAATAGAGTGTTTGATATTAACTATTCTATTAATACTGGTTGTGATGGTGGTATAAATACGGATTCTATTAAACTGTACTATGAAATATATGATTTTGCAAAACGTTTTTACGAAAAACATTTATATGAAGTATTAACACCTACATTGTATAATGATTTGTTATTGGGAATTGAAAAAATCGCAAATGATTATAACTGCAATATATCATTCGATATTGAGGATAATTTACTTAATGTAATTATTCAACAATCTGAATTAAAAGTTGCAATGGAGATTGAGGATAAATATAACAAAAACAATAAAAAAATAAAAAGAATTATCAATATCACAAAAAAACGATTGAGTGATGATGACGAAAAATACTTGAGAGAATGTTGCACTCATATTGATGTAGAAAAAATGGTTAAATGGGTTGATAAGAAGATGGATGAAGAATTTAATAAAGGATATGATGCAGGAGCTGATTATTATATGAATTATTAATATATTTGCCCCTTTATTGCCCCTTTGTAAATTATAGGAGATAAGAAATACTGTAGTTATGGGAACAATTAAGAATAAACCCTCAATCCGCACCATTTCTACTTACTGATTAACAGATTGTAACGAATTGTAACAAACTGTAACGGATGAAGTAGTTACAAGGATATTTGAAAGATAAAGAGTAACAAATTGTAACGCATTGTA